ACATTTTGTTAGAACTTCTTTGGAAACGAGCATGGACGGCGATTTTGATACTGGTAATGTAAGATACAAGTCAAGAGAAAGATACAGCTTCGGCGTGTCTGATCCACTTGGTGCTTACGGAACTTCAGGAGCTTAATTTTTGTTATGGAACCCGTGATGTGGGGGTTTCTTACTCAACCCACATCCAACTTATCTAGGGATAACTTGTCCTATCGACTGACCTAGCAGACAAGCCAAGACAATAGGACTTATTTCCGATGGAGGAAATTATGGCAAAATCAACCTTTTCAGGACCTGTAAGATCACTCGCTGGTTTTATAAACGCAGGTTATAATTCCGTTGTTAGTTTAACAGCTAACACAACTATCACAGTAGCCAGCCATGCTGGTAGAGCACTGTTATGTAATGATGCAGATGGAGTCTTTACTCTGCCTAGCATTGTTGTAACAGAGCCTGATGATAAAACAGACCCAAATCAATTATGTAATTTAGGCGCTCAATTCACTTTTATTGTTGTAACAGCAGCAACAGATATGGACATCACAACCGATGGCACAGACAAATTTGTCGGTGGCGCTTATACCGGTATTGATGACAGCGCAGCAGGGAAGTCTTTTATTTCTGCCGCAGCTAACGATACCTTTACACAAAATGGCACTACCAAAGGCGGTTTAGCAGGAAGTATTGTAGTTATTACTGCAATGGCAAGCGCTAAATACCATGTTGCAGCACAGTTACTTGGTTCAGGAACTTTAGTAACACCATTTGCTGACGCTTAATAGGGGATAATTTATGGCTGATGCAGTAGCAACACAAACCATCCAAGATGGAGCGCAACACGCTATATTCAGGTTTACTAATGTAAGTGACGGTACTGGAGAGAGTGCCGTCACCAAGATTGATGTTTCTGGATTAACAACTAATCCAGTAACAGGAATGTCTTGTAGTTCAGTAAGCATTGAAAAAATCTCATTTAGTAATATTGGTATGGGGGTCAAGATATATTTTGATGCCAGTACCGATGTTTTAGTCATTCAGCTTCCTGCTGATTGGACTGATGAATTTGATTTTTCTGACTTTAGTGGTATTCCTGATAATGCAGGAAGTGGCGCAACTGGAGATATCCAGTTTACAACTGTTGGTCACAGTAGCGGTGATAGTTACACTATCATTATGACTGTGGTTAAACATTACACCAACCCAAGCTAGGAGTTACGATGTCTAAATACAAAGTAGTTCAGAATGGAGAAAGAGTGCCGAGTGGCGAACCAATCTTTCAGGTAGCAACAACAGTCGATGGCGAAGACATCATTGTTGATTCTAACCTTATGACTAAGAAAGAAGCTCAAGCCGCTATGCAGGCTCTATCTCCTATTAAAAAAGCAGTAAAGAAAAAAGCTAAAAAATAATGCCGCTTAAAAGTGGGCGTTCTAGCAAGGCTATTTCTGGGAATATCTCAACGCTAAGGCGTGAAGGGTATCCTCAGAAACAAGCTGTTGCTATAGCCCATTCTAAAGCGAAAAGAAAACAATCAGGAGGGCACATTATGCCAAGTTATTACGACTCTAAGTCAAGCAATCCAAAGAAAACCAAGAAAACACGCTATGCGCTAGGAGAGGGAATTCAGCCCACACAAGGGCAGCTAGATACATGGGCAGCAAGAAATGCAGAAAAGAGAAAGGCAGCAGCAATAAGGAATGAAGAAAGCCGAAAGCGAACAGCAGCATCAAAAAGAGCATCAGCGAAAACAGCAAGAACATCAACTCAAGCACAACGAAGAGCAACTCGCTCGCCCGGAGGGTTTGCAGGAGGAGGAACAATTGGAGTTGATTCTCATGGGGAATACACTATTGCCCGTGGTAGTGGCGCAGCTAGACCACAGAAGTTCAGAAAAGATGGTTAATTAGATGGCTATTGCAACTACGAATACTTTCAATCTCAATATAGGTGAGATTGTTGAAGAAGCCTATGAGCGAGCAGGTTTACAAGCTCGTACTGGCTATGATTATCGTACTGCTAGACGCAGTATCGATATGATGATGCTTGAATGGCAGAATCGTGGGATTAATTTGTGGACAATAGAGGAGGGAACACAGACCTTAACTGCTGATACTGCAACCTATACTTTGCCTGATGATACTATTGATTTAATGGAAATCCATTTACGTTTGGATGCAGGAGACAGCTCTAGTCAAACTGATTATCAATTGACCAGAATATCGCCAACACAATATTCAGATATACCTAATAAACTGCAAACAGGGCAACCAACACAGATTTGGATTCAAAGATTAACAACAACCCCACAATATACTCTTTGGCCCGTACCAGATGACACACAGACTTATACTGTTGCTTATTATCGTATAAGACAAATTTATGATAGCGGAACACCGGGTAGTAATAATATGGATGTTCCCAAGAGATTTATTCCTGCTTTGGTTTCTGGTCTAGCTTATTATATAGCTATGAAACGACCAGAAGCGTCAGAGCGCCTGCCTTTTCTTAAACAAGAATATGAACAACAATGGAAATTAGCTTCGGAGGAAGATAGGGTTAAAGCGAATTTTCGTTTTGTGCCGTGGATATCTTATAATTAATGACACAGTTTGCAGAAGGTAAATATGCTTTTGGATTTTGTGATCGTTGTGGATTTCGTTACGATTTAAAAGAGCTAAAAGATGAAGTTGTCGATACAAGATTAAGTGGATTCTTGGTTTGTCCAGAGTGTTTTGATCAGGATCAGCCCCAATATCAGTTGGGCAGAATGCCTGTTGATGATCCGATTTCTTTGGAGAACCCAAGACCTGATAAAGCTCAAGCAGAAAGTAGGCGCTTATATGCGTTTGATCCTATTGGTGGTGGCGTTACTGCTGTTGGATCAAGAACAGTGGGTCTTGATATGCATGGTAAAGTAGGAAGACTTAAAGTAACAACAAATTAGAGGATAAGATTATGGCAGCAAGACCAACACAACCGTTTGATCCCAATCTGGGACAGCCAGAGCCTGATAAGAAAATTAGACGATCAATAAAAAGTCAACAGGAAATGCGAAGAGCAAATCAAGCAAGAAGACAGGCTTCTCGTTCTCCCGGAGGATTTGCAGAAGGGGGAACTGTAGAAAATTACAACGATCAGGTAAAGCGTAAGTATGGTGGTGGAAAACTATAAAAAACAATGACTTATGCTGAATTAAAAAATTTAATACAGAACTATCTCCAGAACAGTGAGACCTCTTTTACTACTTATCTGCCCGATATGATTAAGCAGGCAGAGGATCGTATTCTTGAGAATGTTCAATTGCCTGTATTTAGAAAGAATCAAACAGGTTCTTTGTCTTCAGGAAACGAGTATTTAGGTATTCCGAGTGATTTTTTAGCACCTTATTCTCTGTCCTATACAAGCAGCAACAATCAAACATTTTTGATGAATAAGGATGTAAACTGGATTCGAGAATTATATCCAAACAGTTCTACAACAGACGAGCCAGAATACTATGGTATATTCGATAATGATTATTTTATCGTGGCTCCAACACCAGATGCTGCTTATAATGTAGAATTGCATTACTTTTATAGACCAGCTTCAATAACTGCTGGCAGTGATTCTGGAACAACATGGCTATCAACAAATGCTCCATCAGCATTACTTTATGCGTGTCTAATTGAGGGATATGTGTATATGAAGGGTGAACAAGATATGATGTCTGTTTATAATGCAAGATATCAGTCTGCATTAGGCAGGCTTAAAGTATTAGGGGAAGGTAGAGATCGAAACGATGCCTACAGATCAGGAGAAATTTAATTTTAATAATAATAAAGAGGAAAAATAATGAAAAAAACAAAAAATACAGGAGTTGAGTCTTATCAAAGCCAAGTTCAAAGAAAGTTTGGAGGAGGCAGCGTAGAGCGATTTGGCGAGGGAGGAGATACCAGACAAACAGGGATAAATTTTGAATCCATGAAAGCAGCTCAAGAAGAGTTCCCCGAATATAAGAGAGATATAGCAAAGATACATAAGGCTAAAAGACAGAATATTTTGTCTGGAAAATCTGTTAGAACGTCAGCACCCAAGAGAAAAAGAATTTCTGCCAAAAAAGGTGGCGGTGGCTAAGATAAGTTAAATCACCCAAGAGAATGGAGGGCAAAAATATTGCCATAGTAGCTATGGGTCAAAGCCAGATAGACTTTCATTTGTCTCAGGTTCATAGTGTATTGTTTGATGAAGTATGGGCAGTAAATGCCATGATAGGTGTTTTGCCACGCATAGATAGAGCCTTTATATTAGACCCGATGAGTCGTTTTTTCGACACTGAGGATGCTGGTTCTATGACAGAAATGATGAGATTGGTTCTGCCAACTGCGTATTATCCCATTTATTCTTGTGAGCTAGATGAGAGGGTTCCTGCTGTTGAAGAATATCCATTAGAGTCTGTTGTAAAAGAGCTAGGATGCTCTTATTTTAATAACACAATTCCTTATGCTATTGCTTACGCATTATGGTCAAAAGTAAAGAGCGTTTCAATATTTGGGGTAGATTTTACCTATAAAAGTAATATGCACTTTGCAGAGGCTGGCAGAGCTTGTGTTGAGTTTTGGTTAGCTAAATGTATAGATGCAGGGATATCTGTTTCAATTTCACCAAGATCATCTTTATTAGATACTGATATTGAGTTTAAAAATAAATTGTACGGTTATCATAGATTAGATGACCCGAAGGTTACTTACCAAAATGGTGCTGGGATAAAGGTTTGTAAGTTTTCAGATATAGAAACTGAAGAAAAAAATAAACCAGTTGGTATGATAGATAGGAATGATATAAATTTGATCCCCCCAGAACCTAATAAATACTGATGCAGACAGATAAATTTGAAATCTCTATAGGAAATTTAGGAGTTAAAACAACCCATCATAGAGGGCATACTCCAGAAGAAATAGCTGAAATGGCTACTGATAAAATTATTTCAGTAAGTGATACAGCGCCAAACGAAATTAAAGCACAGGCACACGCTTTTAAAAATTTGTGCTATAAAATAATTGCCTTTTATATGCATGAAGCAATAAAAAATCATATGTGCACGATAGGCAATCAATTAGAACAGCAAGGTCATAAAGAACTTGCGGAAATTATTAGGAGACTATAATGGCGATTACGCAAGCAATGTGTACTTCTTTCAAAAGCGAGCTTATGCAAGCGGTACATAACTTTAAAACGACTGGAGGCAATACTTTTAATCTGGCTCTTTATACCAGTTCAGCAACTATGAGTGCTTCTACTACCGCTTATAGTACCAGTCAGGAAGCATCAGGTACAAACTATACGGCAAAAGGTAGTGCATTAACTAATGTCACTCCAACCACTTCGGGAACCACTGCGTTTACCGATTTTGCTGATTTGACTTTTGGTACTTGCACAATTACAGCAAGAGGCTGCATGATTTTCAATGACACAGCTACTGGTGATCCTGCGGTTGCAGTTTTTGATTTCGGTGGCGATAAAACAAGTACAGCAGGTAGCTTTACCATATCTTTCCCAACCGCAGACGCAAGTAACGCTGTTATTAGAATAGCGTAAGGGTAGCTAATGGCTGCTATTACGGGCTGGGGTCGCAGTACATGGAATTCTGGCACTTGGGGTAATCCCGTCCCTGTTG